TCCATAATGCATTTGATACATAATTCCATAAGTCAGCATGGTCTTGATTATTATAAGAAATAAAACCAGTTTGACTTTTTCTGAAAGATGATACTTTACCATCATCACCTTCACCTGTTATTGCATTACTTATATCTAAAACATTTTTAGATTCTTGACTAATCCAATCACAGTCTGCATCTGTAAATATATTTTTATAAACTAACTTACTTTCCATTATTCCACTCATAATTTTTTGACAACTGCCAATACCTTAATAAATTATTAAACATTTCTTTATGCTTTTCATGAGACTCAGTATCCCAAACATGAAATAAAACAATGCTTGTATCTTTTCTATCAACAAATATAGATACTCTCTCAGGACTATCTATACCCATGCCTTGTGCATACGCAGACAACTGCATACCATGCTCATCATAAACTAAACGAGAAGGGTCTTTACCTTCTAAGTTATCTTTGGTCTTAAAATCTACAAAGACATTGTCGCAATATAAATCTATCTTGCCTCCATATCCTTGAGGTGCACAAAAAGACCCCTCTGCAGTCCACTTGTCTGCCCATGAGTATTGGTCATCTAACCATTGCTTTATAATTTTATAGGGTTTGTGTTTTCTTTTACCTTGAAAACCTCTCTCAATTTGAGCATGGATTTTAGTGCCTTCTTTGGCAGCTTTCAATCCAACTTGTCTTGCCTCATACTTACATTTATTTATAAAAGAATCCATATCTTCTATAGATTCTCCAGTATCAGCCATTGTGGCTGCTTTGATAGCTTGAGTAATCTTCCAGTTTTCAAGTCCGGGCTTTGCAGCCATACCTATAATGGTAGTAACCGAAGGTACTAACCCTAAATTTTTAGCATCTCTTAATGTAGTGTTTCTTTCCTTACCATTAGCACCAATTAAAGTATATGCAGGTTCACCTTCTTGGTCATACCAATGTCCTGATTCGGATGTAAATTTATTATAGTTATCTAATTTAGATTTGTCAATAGTCTTAGTCATTTTTTAGGTCCTTAAATGTTTTAAATACATCAGATGTAAATAATTTATTTATATTTACGAGATACATCTTACTTGCTTTATGGTCTCCACCACTAACAGATTTTTTAAAATCTAATTTATCTATTAACTTCTTTAACTTTGGAACTTCAAACACAAGTGTGCAAAATATATTATCATCAATACATAAGTTATGGAACCAATAGTCTGCTTCTGTAGCAGCAATACCTGATGGTTTACCATATGATTCATATTCAATACATATGTTGCCTGTCTTCATCCACATACCTCTTTCAGATTTTACCTCAATCTTTTTATTGGTAAGCATGTTTGCTATTTTTTCTTCTCTTATAGTTCCATATTGTAAATCAATATCAAACTTCTTTCTATCTTCTTTAGTGGGTTTCACTCCAATCACCTCCGATTTTATATTCACCAGTTAAAGGACATCTCATATTAAAATGTTGCCCCGCCTTTTCAATACACTCAACACCAAGTCTTCCAACATAATCTGCTTGTGATTCTTTGACTTGTATCTGCCATTCATCATGAATGTTAGCTACAAACTTAGCATCTAGTGTATTAAGATTTATCAACTCTTGTAGAATGCACATTGCTTTTTTCATAGCAATAGCACCACCACCTTGTAATAAAGTATTTAGTGCAGCATGTTGATGTCTTAGAGTAATCAACCTACCATCTAATCCTTTTAAGTATTTTTTCCTTGCTGCTCTGTCAACTCTGTCTTTAAGATGCTTAAATGCTGTGTTACTACTAAGAAAGCGTTCTCGCAGTTTTCTACCTGCCGACTTGCTTCCTCCAATGATTCTTCCAATTTTTTCATCTCCAGCTCCGTATATGAGTGCATAGATGAAAGTCTTTGCCTCATCTCTTGATTTAAGTCCAGCAAGTCTTTGGTTAGCTGTGTGAATGTCTCCGTTAATAATTTCATTTATGTAGTCCTCACTAGCCATATAGTGTGCTAGTAATCTTAATTCTAATTGACTTGCATCTATACCTACAAGTTTGTACCCCTCTGGTACAGTCCAACAAGACCTGCATTCTTTTCCGTATTCAGAATAAATACTAGGAACTTGTGCCATGTTTGGATTTCTATGTGTCATTCTACCAGTAATAGCACCAGTAGATATAACACTACCATGAACTCTATTGTCATCTTGACAAGCATCAACCCAAGACTCTACTTGTGCTGCTCTCTTTTGAATTAACAAATATTCTGCAATAAGTTTTGCCTCATGTATGTGAGTTATTTCTTTTAATGTTCCTTCATCTACTATAGGCTGTCCTGTTGGAGTAAATCTTCTAGGTTTCCATCCGAAGTCTTTTAGATATTGACCTATTTGTTGTCTTGAACCTAGGTTAAATTCTTTTAATTGTTTTCTCATAAAAGGAGTAGTGTCATTAGTTTTTACTCTTTCATCATATTCAATATTAGTAAGTCCTGACTTAGACAATGTGCCATCTTTCTTTAATTTAGGTATAACTCTTTTTACATCTACCCACTTAGGTTTAAAGGTAGCATGTACTTCTTTTTCAATCTCTGTCTTTCTTTTATTCAATGAACTTAATAACATCATTGCTTGTTTTTCATCAAATAAAAATCCAGTCTCGTATTGCTGTTGTAATATTTTAGATGTCTGATGTTCTAAATCCACACATTCTTTTGAAAAACCTTTAGCATCTTGTTGTAATTTATGATAAACAAGTTTATTAAGTTTAGTATCTTGCACACAATATGTCATCATCTCATCACTAAAAGATGTGAAGTCGGGCTTATCTTGTTTAGCACTACCTAGTTTCCAACCCCATTTTTCTAAACTATGACCACCATCTCTGACAGGATTTAATAATCTAGAAATAACTAAAGTATCCACAATACCTTTGTGATTTGTAAGGTCTACACCTTTTAGTTTTTTGATTATAGGTAAGTCAAATCCTATTATGTTATGACCAATAATTTTATCTGCCTTTTGTAATAGTTCTATACCTTTATCTATTTCATCTGGATTATATGTATATACTTTATCATTTTCATCTATGGCTACCATACACCATATTTCTGTTGCATCTTGATACAATCCATTTGTTTCAATATCAAAAACTAACTTCATCTTGTTCCTCTCTTTCAAATTCTAAATCTTCCTCAGATAATCTGCCACTATCTTTATCATAAACAAGAGCAGTAGCCATTCCTACATCACCTGTATATCTTGATTTCAATACACGAAGTTTAGTAGTCCTTGCCTCCAGTTCATCATCAGACTGTTGATTTCTTTCTAATGCTATCACACAATCAGATAATTGACCAATACTATTTGAACCACGAAGGTGTGAAAGAGATACTTCAATACCATTCTCATGTCCTTTGTTCCCATCCACTCTACGCAGATGAGAAACAAGAATAAGACCAGCACCTGTTTCTTCAACAAGACTTCTTAATCTTGTCATAATAGAATCAATAGCCCTTCTTTCATCACCCTCATGAACAGCACTAACCAACATATGTAAATGGTCTACTACAACCCACTTACAATCGCATCCAACAATTAAATATCTTAACTTAGAAAAAATATCATCAATCTCATTTGTTCCAAAGTGAGCATGAATAAATACTCTATCATCTTGGAATACCTTATCGAACATCTGCATGATAGTTTCTTTGTCAAACTTATCTCGTTCTTGGTCTATGTAAAGTCTTGCGTTTGCTTCAATAGAAAGAATACCATCAACTGTTCTTTTCCAGTCTTCTTCTAATGCAATCACTCCAACATTATCTTCTGTTTGATTTATTAACCAATGCTCTAACTCTCTAGTAACACTAGACTTACCTAGTCCTGTGCCACCTGTAAGAGTTACAAGTTCACCCTGTCTAAGTCCATATAATTTTTTATTTAATCCATTCCAAGGAAAAGGAATACTCTCTTTTCTTTCTCTATCCAAGTATGATTTCTTTCTATCTAATACTTGAATGATACCACTTGGAGTATATACTTTTGCATCCCACCATGCTCTAGTATATTCACTATGCTTACCCTGTTTGAGCATATCATTAGGGTCTTTGTATCCATTAGGAAGTGTTACTATCTTTGCCTTACCGGGCTTTATAATATTAGCAACCTTCTGTGCTGCTTCCTGACCTGCCTTATCTTTATCGAAACATATTACTATATTATCAAAACTCTCGATGTATTCTAAACTTTCTTTTACATCTTTGACTGCTGATGATGCACCTCTCTTGATAGAAACAACAGCCCACTTACTTCCTAAAAGTTCGTAGGCTGCCATTGCATCACATTCTCCTTCTACTATAGTTAAATACTTACCACCCTCTTTAAATAAATTTTGTCCAAACAATCCTGTTCCTGATAAAGAGCCATTAAACGCAAACCTTTTATCTTTAATAAATCTAGTCTTAGTAGCACAATGCTCGTTGTTAATGTAAAAAGGATAGAGGTGTTGTGCTAATTGTCCTGTTGAATCATATACAACTTTAACACCATACTTCTCTGCTGTCTCCTTTGATATTCCTCTGTCTGTTAGTTTTGCAAAAGTGCCTCCATGCACATTTACATTTTCTTTTTTATAGTTTTCCATTGCTGTTACATTACCCTCATAGTTAGAATAAAAATGATTACAACTAAAACATTTAGCAGAACCATCTTTGTTTACTGATACTGCATCACTACTACCACATTGCTTACATGGTAAGTGATACTTTACAAATTTATTTTCCATTTCTTTCCCTCAAAAAAAATGCTAGTTTTTAGAATAGAACTAGCAAACTATATAAGGAGATATATATAAATGTCTAACTTGATTCAGATGAATCTTCGCTATCCACTCCTTCATTCTCTACAAGTGCCTCTGAAGCAGACTTCAAGAGGGTTTCAAGACTACCTCTATGTGTTGCACTAGCAAAGGACAAAGCCTCTGTGATGACATCTAGAGTTCCTACCTTCGCAATAATTGCTTTGGCATTTAATCTAGTTTTCTCATCATTAATTTTAGAAACATCATAATTTAATATTCCTTCTTCTGTTTGAACATTAATAATCAAAATTCTTCTCCTCCCTCAAGTGAATCAAATTCTTCACCATCAGCAGACTTGTAACTTACCAAGTCAATAACTTGCATTGCTTGGAAATCCAAACCTTTGAAGTCTCCAAATTTATTAGATGTTTCCCACTCGTTATATTGAACTCTAACTCGTGACCCATTACCAACTAAAACATCAATCGGTAATTTATTTTCATCTACTAACTTGGGTGCATTTCTGACCATACCATTTGGTCCATTCACCTTTCGTTTAATAGTTATAGCACGACCTATTTTTTCATCTCCTAATTCAATGTCTTTAACCTTGAATCCTCTAGAAACAAAATCATCTGCCACACTATCTTCTACAACCAAATCAACAGTATATACTGGTTCAAATTTAGTATTTGGTGTAGTTACACTAGCCCAATAGGCTATTCCTTCTTGTATTGCCATATTATCCCTCCTTCGGTTTGGCTTTTACGCAAAGCGTATTATACACTCTCACTACTCAACCTGTCAAGTGTGTCCAAGTCAAGTTCAGTAATGACCTCTATTTTATAATTACCATTACTTAGTTTCTCTACAGTATGTGGTAATTTAAAACCCATAGCAGATAGTTTATCTACCTGCTTGGTAAAATCTTTATAATCTTTTAAATTTAGTTCTGCTTTGTATTTCATATCGCCTCCTTAGTCCACCAAGTAGGTTTGCTCCTACCTCGTTCCCACTTAGCGTAGTGCTTTTCATTAATACAATAATTACGATAAGCAACAATCGGGTCATCATCTTTATACTCCTCAGGCATTGCCTGTGCTACTGGTGTTCTTTCATCTACTTTAATAGCCTTAGGATAGGTTTGTAAAACATATTTAAGTTTAGATACACTAGAGTGTTCTTTACCATAACGATATGTATACTCATCACCTAATGCTAGGAAATGTTTAAAGAGCCACCAATAATTTTCACTTGTTTCTCTAGCCCATATAGTGCATGGATGATTCCAATATGCTCTCTTGTATAGTCCTACCTTATCAGCATAATCATCTCCATCTAATTCTCTATGTGCTGTGCATAGCATCTGTGCTGTTTCCAAAGGCATCTTCACTAACATCTTATCAGGTTGTGCTTGTGCTGATTTCTTTGGACAGTCATAAAAATAAAATATATTCATCTTCCTTGCCCCCTGTATTTTTTATAACTTCTCTTCTTACTTTTATTCATAGTAGACATTGCTATTTTAATGCCCCTAGAACGCCCTCCTGTGCCCTGTGATGTGCTCTTCTTCACATGGTCAATGGTTTGTATTACTTTGTTTCTCATCTCCTTCTCCTCCTTCTTATGAAAATAGTTTTATTAAAGTTTTTAATGTTTCAATACTTAAATGTTGTAAATGTTTTGGAATATTATTTTCCTTAATGAATTTTTCTTTCTCTGACATTTTTAAATAAGTCCTCCTGTAAGTCTGCGTTTATTTGTATTGCTCTAAGTAAATCTATATTACCTAAAAAATCCCATATCTTTACATCTTCTCCCTCTGAATTTACTTCTGTAATTGTAATAAGATGACTTATGTTCTTTTCATTACTTAAGAATTGTAATACAGAGTATATACTTTCTACTTCTATCTCAACAAAAGTCAACTTAGTATCTTCAATTACTTTAAGTTTGTATAACATTGCAACTCCTCGTAAGTATTGATATGCGGATATTTTTTTAACATCTTCATTATCCACTTATCTGTCATATAAGATAAATACATCTGACCTCCTCCCATAACATGAGTTTGTTCAGATAATAAATCATCTACATTATTTACATTAACTTTATCTTTTTGATTATCGGGCAATAAACTTTTTAACCACTCAACTTGTATAGGTTTAACTCTCCTTCTAAGTTCTTTCATCTTCTTTGCGTTCATACAAAAGTCCTCCTTGTATATAAGTAGATAGAACTGCACAACATATCTCGTATGTAAACATCTCAGTCACATCTTCTCCATAGTCTTTTAATTCATTCATAACTGTATCTGCAATTCTACCAATCTCAGTATCTTCTAATGCTCTGACCACTACAAAATCTCTGACTAGCATTTCTTCTATCATTCTATAAGTTCTCTGCATATCTATATCCTTCCTCCCATATCTCAGGTTTATATTTACTTAGTATTTCTTCCTCACATTCAGAACAAATATGAGCAACAAAATCACCCTCTGCATCATCACATCTAAACATCTCAAGACCACTACCGCACATACATTCTTGAGGTTGTATGCCATAGCAATAATCTGACCATACATAAGTTTTCATCTGCTTCTCTCCTCCATCATTTCTTCTGCAAGTATATCTAATATTTTTTCTCTATCATCATCTTGATGTAGTCCATACTCTATTGCAATATCATCTACTCTTGCCATGTGTGTATCATCTAAAGTAAATTCTAATTCTTCAATCTCTTCCATGATACTATCCCACACCATATCATTTACATAATTACTCATTATATCACCTCTCTTTCTTTTTCACCAATATATTTACCATCATTCTCTGAAAAGAATACATTTGATATTGGATTGCATCTTGCTAATTCTGGATGCTGACATACTATATCTAATAATATATCTCTCTGTTCTGCTGTATC